GTCGAGGTATACATATGGACATTTCATTCTAGTTAGTCCACACCTCCCCCTGTAATTGTAATAACAGGTAGCAATATATACATCCGATGCTTAATCGGGAATTATTTAACGATAATTCACTTCGTTCAGCAGTAGTACAAAATCTAGTACAATTCAAAACTCTAGATTTAACTGCCCTGACATCACTCAGTAACTGTAACCCTGCTAAGGGGGATAGTTTAACGACAAGTACAATATCCAGGTCAGTAGTGCTCCTATATGGAATCGACCATGATAGGCATAGACAACAACCAAATCAGAGAGAAATCCTCTCCTGCGGCTACAAAAGTACGTAACAAGCGAGTTGAGTTGTTAAGCGTATCAAAATTTGCCCCATCAATCAGAACTTCATGTTTAAAGTCTGAATTACCCGTATATCTAGGGTTGGCAAATCTGACTGATCTATAGAATGGCATTTCATATTCAAGACATGGTTGTGTCTTGGTATGAGTTATTGCCATACCATTGACCGCTCTCGCAATTCTATTGTCTGCCTCATCAATCTGGGAAATCTCAATCCCAGGTGCTGCTAATCTCGTAACCGACATTACGTCACCGTGATCGGTGCTCGTCCCTAATCCTCCAGAAACATGTAGGATCTTATGACGAATACCGCCACGCCAGGCAACATATGGGTATGAAAACCAAGATAATAGCGTATTTAGTCGAATTTTGGATGGTCGTCCATCTGGTCTAGGAAAATCATATTTCTCTAATTCCCACACTAAGAAAGTGGATGTAAGTCCTGATCCACCATCTGAAAGGTACTCAAACGACGAGTATCTCTTTAAGATGTCACGAATGGAATGAAAAGTTTCGCCAAAATGAATTAGTGTCAATTCAGGTATTTCCTTCGTGCTTCCAATAGGTTTTAGAGATTCATCCGTTGACAAATCTTCAACTTCTGACTTTAGTAAAGCTGATTCAGAAGCTAATTTATCTGTCATAGGCTTAATGTTCCATATATCATCGGTCAAAACAGCCATTTCTAGATCTGGTCCACCTTTGACGAAGACATTAATGTACTTGTCTCCTGTATCAGCATCATTTGGCTGCGTGAGCGAGTTCAACACATATACGGAAAGGACACCATTCGAATATTGATCCGAGTTGGTAAATTCTGTCACGGGTTCATTATTAAAATTAACCGAGTTAGAATATCCTTCTATGTGTTTATTCTCAAGCCACTGCACTTCACGATTCCATCCAATCGTTACTTCAAACTCTCTCGTATCTGAGATGTCCACAATTCTGGAATACGAACCACCATATAATGGTG